TATTAGATTGTTCTATTTTTTTTTGAGAATCTTGTAATTCTTTATTTGATTTTTCTAATTTTTCTATTTTTTCTTGATTATCAATTTCTAACGAAATAGTATTTTGTAAATTATTTGATGAATTATTATTTATTGTTGATTTTAATAAGTTATATTTTTCTTGTAATAAATCGTATTTTTCTTGCAACGAATCATATTTTTCTTGTAATCTATCAAAATCTTTTTGTGAATATTCATTGAATGATTTGATATTATTTTCAATAATATTTAATACTGTTTTGTAACTGAGTTCTTTTCCAATATGAAAAAGTTCTTGTTCTTTTTCGTGGTCTTTCAAATCTTTTACTCTACTTGATCTTATTTTATCATGATGGTGTAGATATTTTTCGAAATCTCTGCTTTTTACTACACGAAAGCAATCTAATAAAACACATTCTTCATATTTTTTTTGATGTTCTTTATATCTTTGTTCTATTCCATATCTACTCTCTCCTATTTTTACAATATATTCTCCTGTATCATAAGATTTGATTTTAATTATATATATCAAACTACCAGAAGAACCATAATCTGTTAAAAGAATTTGTTCTCTTTGGAGAACTTTTTGTTGTATTAATTTTTTGTCGAAATTATTATTTGTATCTTCTAATTGTTGTTTTAATTCAATACTTTCTTCTTCTAGTGTTTCATGTAATATCCGCTCCAATTTTACAAAATATTCATGAATTTCATTCGCTTTTTTCGTTCCTGCTTTAATGCATAATAATTTAAACGTATTAATATTCAATAATATTCTTTGTTTATTATGACCTCCATGCTGTTCTTTATCTTGCTCTCGCAACTTCGAGAGCAAGTTTTTATAATCTTTATCAATAATAAAATTTTTTTCTAAACAAGTTTTTGAATGTATTTTTTGTGAAAATCCTAACCATTTCCAAATATTATCTAAATCTATAACAAAATCATTATTTGGATTATAATTCAAATAACAATAAAATGAAGAAATGAACAATTGTTGTTGAGATTCAGTAAAATTTATCTTTATTTTCTCAAGTAATTTATTATTATAAGTGTTAGATAGTTTAATAATAGGGTTGTTTTCGATCAAATTAACAATATTTAACGAAGCGTCCATTATTATAGATTCAATCATTGTATTATCTTTATATTATTTGATATCAAATAATAAAAGCAAGATAAAAAAGCAAGATAAAAAAGCAAGACAAACGAAAAACATAAAGTTTTATTTTACTCTTGCAATAACAAGAGTAAAATATTTTTTTATATATTTATGGTTATTATTATAAATATTTTTATTTTATTTTTGAATTGTATGTCACAAAAATACCAAACATAACTCTTTTTAATTACTATACGCGACACCCGCCATACCCGACATGACTCTGAGAACATTATAATTGACTGCATAAACACGGACTTTGGCGGTCGCTGTACCACTTACAGTAGGTGCTGAGAGAACCAATTGGAGCACTGCATTATCAATGCGAGAAAAGTTGCAACTCCCTGATGGTTGGTGTTCTTCTGGTCTCAATGCAAATGAATAAACATTGATACCGGTATCTGGGGCGCGAGTGTGATGTTGATAAGGTTGGACGACATCGAAGTAAGAGCCTTCGCGTTCAGAGAAGCGATCTTGGCCGTTAAGTTGGAGTTTAGCAGTAACGCAAGGATTTTCACCCCAGCAGTGCATGTCAATAGCGGTTTCGGCAAGGACAAATGTACCAGCATCAGAGACAAGGGAACCAAGATTGTTACCACCTTGTGCGAAAGGAGCAAGAACACCACCTGTGGAAGCCCAGTCACCAGAAAATGATTGATTATTAGCGGCAGAAGCAGGTCCAGCAGAAGCATTTTCAGCACCAGCCAAATCGAAAAGACCAGATGAGGTGATGAAACCATTAGCACCAGATTCAGCGGCTTGAGAACCGAAAGCATGGAGAGCATTAGGAAGAGCATCAACAGCGTCAGTATAATTGAAAGGTTGGGCGCCAAGGGTATTGAAGAGAACGGAACCAGAAGTCAAAGAAGCGCAGTAGTCAACGTTGGCATCAGGCTGAACTACCCAGATCAATTCTTTACAGGGATGGTTAAAATTTAGCTTAATCTTATTCGAGGAACTTCCAACGGATTCATCGCCTGTAAACTGGACTTGTTCGAAAAGATATTCGTGGGGGTTTTGTGCCATTTTGCGTCTTTCGTCAGTGTCAAGGAAAATATAGTCGACATAGAGAGATGCAGCAACAAGTGATTGTTGATAAGCCATGGAAGATGAAACAGTTGCACCACTGGATCCAACAAGAGTACTAACAGCCCAAAGGCATTCACCAATAGGGCGGATATCAAGGTTGATTTTAACTTCGTGATACTGTACATCACATTTTACCCTTCCTTTCGGAATATTATAGTTATTTTCATACTATTCAACCATTATTACATATGAAAATTAAAAAAACTAGGGATTAGACTTTACCTTAAGCCATCATAGAAGTTGATTAGACTTCTCAGACCCATAACCGTCAAGTCGTTGAACCTTCCTCATATTCTATCATAATGAACTTAGAGGCTTGGCTGCGGATCGTCCATTTTCAATGTGTTTTTTAACACATTTTTATCCGAGGGATTTTTACCATACCTGAAGTCTTTTTTCTTCAGCCACTGTAAACTTTCATTTACAGCTTGGTACCCTAAAAACTTATCATTTATTGAATTAAATCTATTTATATTTACGATATTATTAAAGAAGTAGTGTAATTGTAATTTGTCAGATTTTGATCTATTTTCATTAGATTCAAGAGGTTGCAAATTCGACCAATGAAAGCAAATATTTTTTTCTTTTTCATCAATGAAGTTAAACATATTTATAGGTAAAATATGATCTATCTGCCAATAAGAACCAAGATTATCCCAAGACATATTTTTTTCAAAGCGAAATTCTATCCATTTTTTGAAAAATTCTAAATTACAACCTAACAAATTTTGATAAGATGTATTCAATCCTTTTAACATTTTATGAATTTTACTCCTTAATATTTCGCTTATTTGAAAATTTTTATCAGTTTTTCGTTTTATTTTAATCTTTTCTTTTCTTATTGGTAAATATTCTTTATTTTTTTCTTTAATATGTTCTTTTACTTCTTGACGATTTCTATATTCCTTTCTTTGTTCTTTTATAGATTCAGAATTTTTTATTCTATATTTTGCATTTTCTTTTAAAAGAAATTCTTTATTATCATTGTAATATGTTTTTAATTTCGCATTGATAGCATTTTTATTATCATTACGATATTTTTTACGACATATTTTACAATCATATCTTAGACCATCTGAACTATTTTTGAGTTTTCCGAATTCTGAAATACTTCTTAATATTTTACATTTACTACACTTTTTTTCCATTATAAATAGAATACTTCTTAAATTATCTAAGAAAATTAATTCAATTTTTTGATAGTTTTTATTTTTCGGTTTTAGGAGTTTCCCGAACAATTTGGATATGTTGCCAATTATCACATCTTTAGTAACAATTGACTAGCACCTGAGAACGAGATACAAACTCGTCACGAGACTCAAACATTTTTTCCTTAAAACAGTGCTCGGATGTTTTAAGATGAGTGCTTTTCTGCCCTACAGATTTCAAGGCAATGAGAGGGAGTGAAAGACCAGGGTTTTTGGCAAACCAGAATTGGAGAGGAATATAAAGAGTGGTTTCAGGGAGGGCATTGCGGGGGGCACATACTTGGTTGACAGAACCGGTGGAGGCACAAGGACCAGAGATGGCAGCAAAACCAGGATCGGTAATGTAAGTAAGTTGGGTGGTGTTACCGATCATCTTGAAATATCCGCGTCTTTGTTCTGAGGACATGGTAAGTTGGTTCCAAATGTGCATCCAGTCACCATATTGGCGATCAATGCGTTGACCTCCAATTTCAACTTCAACTTGAGCGATGAGTTGTTCTCCTGGGAAATCGAGCCAACGAGCATAGTTACTCATAGATTGGTTGATTTCAGGGAGGGTTACTTGGAGGTAAGTGCGGTAGCAAAGATCACCATTACGGGAAATGGTGCAGGTTACACGGCGACCGAAATCGGCTTGGCCGGAGAAAGTTTGTTCGATGGATTCCATCGCAAAATTAGTGTGTCTTCTGTAAGAGACTTTCCAGAAAGTGATTTCGGGAGTTCCGGTAAGGAAAACATCTTGGGCGCCATAGGCGACGAGTTGCATAAGTCCACCAGCCATTCCTCGCTTTTTTTATATAATATATACTGAGAAAATAATTTGGGAAAAGTAAAATAAATCATATTTTATTTTTCAGTAATGAAAACAAATAATATTTTTGTATTCTATCTACATTGTGTACGCAAAAAAATATAATAATAAACAGGTAAAAAATATAAATATATATTGCTAAATAAATACTGCAAATATTTTATAATTAACATTCGTCGTAAAATAACTGTATTATTTCAATCATTTTATAATTAACATTCGTCGTAGAATAATTGAATACTTTCTATCATCTTATCTGTTTTATTTTCTAACCAATATTGTATTTGTGTTTTTAAACATTCTAAACGCATATTCCAAGATTTTTTGTCATTTTTAGAAACTATTGATAATCCATTAATTTTATTAATACTCCAACAAGATTTAATTCGCTCGTTATTATTATTATGATAATCATCAGGATTAAAACGAATAAAAATTATATTTCTATGTCCTACATCTTGAGATAATTCCATCAACCGTTTATTTTCACAACTGCAATCATAATCAATATGTTGATTTTCATCTACTTCTACAATTATTACTTGATATCCTAAATCTAATAATAAATCTGGTCTACGACGAGAACAACCATCTTGAATTCGTTTATCTGAAATCCATGTAACATTAGAAAAATTTTCTAATACAAAATCACAAACTGCTTTCTCTTTTGTTTTATAATTACGTGTATTTGGTTTATCTGGAAACAAATTAACAAAACATCTAATACAATAATTTTCATATTTATTTTTAATAAATCTTTCTTCACACCATTCATTGGAGCACTTTTTACTAAAAATATTTACCATATTAATTAATTTATGGTCTGAACAATATATTGGTTTTGATTCTTTTTCAATATTATAAACTGGTCTTCTAGTACAATTATTATGTTCACAAAATTTATTTGCAACATCAAGCATTTCTTCTGATTTATGGTGAATACAAAAACGGGGTTTTTCATTTTTAATATTATATAAAGATCTATGAATACATCCATTATATTCGCACCGTTTGTGAGTAACATCTACCATATTTTCTGATTTATGTTCTTTACAAAACCTTGCTGTTGTTTCTCCATTATAATTATATGATGGTATTTGACTGCATTTCTCACATTTTTTATGTTTTACGTTAATCATTCCATCTTTTTTATGTTCGGAACAATA